ATACGGACTACTTCCACGCCTGTTGAAGTCTAGGATTTCAATGGCAGCACGGTTGGCTTCTCCAAAGGCTCGCCTATCTCCAAGTTCTTGAACACGCTCGGCATATGTCTCCTCAAACAAAATCATTCTGGTGGAAGCCTCAGAGATGGCACTTATTTCCCCTGCACCCTCCCAGATTTTCTCAAACAGACCACTCAATCGATTTGGATTCGGACCAACCCCTCTAGTGAAAACATGCTTCAAACTCTTTGGACCCTTCTTGGATCCCATGAGTTCGTAACCTCCAATAGACGCACCCATCTGCATCTTCTTGTATGTTTCCGAGGTAGTACCACGCCTCCATTCACGCAATTCAGACCCGAAGTTCTTCAGGGTGCGTGTGAATGGAACAAACTTTACACCGCTTAGAACCCAAGTCAGCAGACTATCGCGGAGCATGTTGGCACCCATGTAACCAGGGTTCTTTGTAACCATCTCACGCAATAGCCTGACAGGTCCACCGAGCGCCTCAACTACCGGGTTATTCCCTTCAAATGCACCAGTCAGAGACTGATGAAGCAATAGATCTGAAACCTCGTAATGTTTATCTACGCCATTCTCCCTGATAGTCACGGAGTAAGGAGTGGGCTTGGTAACTTCATTGGCCGTTTCAAGAATTAAGCTATCACGAATCATCCGAGAAGATGCAACATTCGCCAAGCCAGTCGTAATGGCAGCCATAGTATTCTTCGCAATGGCTTCAATGGGATCCATGATATCCGATACCGTTTCAGTATCGATTGTGTAACCGGAGCCATCGTCGGACATACTCGCACGACGCTCTTTAGCTGACTCTTCCGTTAGATGCGTGCTTACAATATTGCCGGAACTATCCTTCAATACATATTGCTTGCGACCCTTGCGACCAAGATACCTGGGATGCGTCTTGGGTCCAACCAGACTGTTAATAATCTGGAAATCCTCTGGACGATCCAACTGAGATCGCATAATTCCATCAATGGCTTCAGTCGTCTCTCCGTCTAGGTTCAGGTAGAATGGAATATAGTCAGCATAGTCTTTCCATACTTGAGCCATCTTGGCATCCAACACACCAGTGTCCACCAGAAAATCTACCAACATACTATTCCAACGATCCAAGTTGGCCTGAACAATCCCTATCTCGGGATGATCGTCAACAATCTTCATAGCCTCGATGGCTTTTTCCTTGTCAAAAGGAATCTTCTTGCCCTGCTTATCGATGCGATGACCACGCAATGCCATCTTATATGCAATCAGATCTGGAACCATATTGTTCCCTGGGTTGGCAATCGGAGAGATCATCCCAATAAAACCACCTGTTTCACCATCGTCATACAGTCCGGGAATAGTCACCTCCCTCTCTACAATCTGGTCGGTGTCTGCATCGTAAAATTTTACCATGCCGGTGTTCGTTAGCTCGATGGGATCGACTGCCGTAATACCTTCCTTGTACGAAATCTGACCGAACCGCAACGCAGCAGAAAAAAGAAGCCCAGCCCTGTTGTACATCATGGCAGAAGCATGAGCCGAATTATGGGCAAGCGACAGAGCTTGGTTCTTGTTCATATGGGGATGCTTTGCAGCAAGCTCCATCTCCTGCTTGCGTGCAGACTCAAAAGCATCCATCCATGCCTGACGCTTCTGTCGGAACCAATACTTATCAATGACAGGGAACGCCGATGCAATCCTCTGTATAAATGTCTGAGGACTTATCGGGATGGGGCCTAGAATCTGACGTATTGCTTCTTTGCGTGCAGGACTTCTTGATACTGTTGAAAATGTCCCAGCAAACCTTCGGTCAGTTGTTCCGTGTCCGGTTCCAACTCTTCCAGACTCTCTTTCCTGCATTCCCTCCACAAACCTACGTGCTTTGCCTGGATCTCTAAACCTCTCATACTTCTGTGCATCGCCTTTGCCGCGAGCAGATCCTTTCCGTTTTGCTTGGCCCCGTGGTCCAAGATCCCACCTATCATCTGCAAACATAGTGGTAAGAGACCAGAGTTGCGTCTCCTCGGAAGTTCCTCGCGTTACCACTGTACCTGGGTCTATCTTATCCAACGCAAACATAATCGGACGCCCAAAACTTGAATCATCCCACAACAGAGACATGGCCGTCCTGTTGCCATATGAATAAACATCACCAGAAGTCATACGTTTGGGCAGCTCATCCAAGTGGGCTAGAAAATACTCCAATGCTTCTTCCCAAGTTTGGAATGGAGTATTGTCTGAAAGAAGTTTATTGTGTGTATCCATGTGGGCTCGACCATACCCATTGGACGGCCTAGCACTACCAAAGGCGCCGATATCCTGTCTATCGCCAGCAGCTTTCAATATATTGTCAGGATCTCCCTCTTCGTGCCTACCCTCCCAAACTCCAACCTTCATACGACCCCTTGAGTTGGGCTCTATCGGAAGATCTCCCCAATACTGCCACCCAGGCTCACCCTTCTCTGCTCCCGGCCTGGGTACCATATCATCAGCATTCTTCGGCTTAGGATCCTCCCACGTCGCCCATCGAATATCATTCTGAGGATGCGGAGCTGAGCCATCAAGTCTCCTAGCAGGGCGAGCAGAAAAGTCTGTTTCGTCTATATCCTTTTTGAGAGCAGCTCTTCGCCTGTCGGTATTGAAACCATCCCTAACCTTTATCTGCCGATGCGGGTTGAATGCAACAACACTCAGCGAACCTTTATCCTCTACATCATTTAGGTAAATTATTCCATCGTTTCCATCTGCCTTGGCTTGATCAATGCTCGCCTTGTTTGAAGTAATCTGACCCTGCAAATTGTCTGAAATTGGATTCGATGGGGTACCGATTGGATTCACCAACTCCACAGTAACTGGGATAACATTCCTGAATGGGCGATTAGGGTCTTGATCCTTGTAGACACGCTTAGACCAATTCCAATCAGGGACCGCATTAGCATCCGTTCTACTGATGCCCAGGTAGGTTTCCCTGACAGCCTCCAACCTCTCCCTGGCAGACCTCTCTGAACCAACATGGAGGCCCCCGCTAGTCCAACTAAATTCACTTGTCACGGGACGAACGCTCGGCACATCATCTACATCGGTCCACCCACGCGCTCGACCAGTGTTCACTACTTCGTTCAAAGTGCCTGCCTCAGAGCCCGTTAGGCGCTGACTTCCATGCACTCCATCAAAAAACCACCCACCACCGGGCCTGGGTCTAAACTCGCTGGGAGGAAACGCACGCTCGTTCTCCCTGGAAATTCTTTCTATCGCCCTTCGGTCAACCCATTCATTTGAGTTAAAGGCGTCATCCACCATCTTGTCACGGATTCGATTCAACGCATCAATATCCGCCTCAACTGTAAGCCCATCCCGTGCCATAGACGCATTCTCTCCTCGCACCTTGGCACTAGACCCAGGGAAGGCAACATGGAACCTTCGCCCGCCTGGAGAGGCTTGCTCTCCCTCTTGTATGCTACTCCAATCGGCAGATGTCATGCGCGGAAGACGGGGGAGGGCGTGAAACGACTTACTCCAGTCCTCCCTCCGCATCCCCATCGAAGCGAGGGCAGAATCCACCCTATCGGAATATACCGGAGTGCCACGGTCACTATCCGACACGCCCAGCTTAACCAGCTCCTTTTCTATATATTGTACCAACGGCGACCAACGAATCGACTTGGCAACCACTTCACGCAACTCATCTTCGTCTGGAACCCCAATCTTTGCTTCCCGTACATCCACCAGATCTTCAATGACGGGCTCATTCCATCCCAAAACATTGCTAGACAACTCGTAATTGTGGATAGCGCCCGGGATCTGGGTCATCTCTGCTGCTTCTGACTCAATCCTGCTGACCTCTTCCTCTGCGTTACGAATATTCTCGCCAATGTGCTCGTACTGGCGATCACCGAATTCCTGTCCCTCGCTCAGATTCAACTGAGCCCAGTTCTCCTGCCTGCTCCTCAACGTCGCAACTTTTTCACGCGCCTTGGTCAGTGACTTCAACTTATCTTGAAGTTTACGCGCAGCGTCTGCCTCGACCTGTGGCATCGCACGGTACTCTGCAATCTGCTCCTCGGTGGCACGATCTGATACTTGGAAACGCCGATCCAGGCGAGCCTCCCTGCGGTCAGGTGTGGGAATCGTTCTGTCACCCGCAATGGCTCTCTGTAGATCTATACCACCAAGGGTTTCACTGAGAGTAGCTTGGCCCCCTCCAATCTCTCGATCCATGACAACATTACCATCGGCGTCCCTGACCACATTGCCAGCCTCATCCAGCCTGGGAGTTTCAACCAGCATCGGTGGCCTACGTGCATACCAAGGATCAAGCACACGATTGGCAGCGATCCTCTGAGTCATCGTGTCGCCGTATAGGCCCTCAAAGATTTCGTCAGCACTTGTAAAGCCCTGACCCCTAAGAGCCTGTGAAACCTTCTTGAGGAACCGCGCTATCTTTCCAAATATTCCATTCGCCATCTGCGAATGGTTCGTTGGATTCAAACTCCAAGCCTGGGCTGCGAAGGCAACTGCCTCCTCTATATAATCTTGGTCGATCCAGAACTTTCTATCTGCGGAATCACCATAGACATCCTTGGCGAAGTTGTAGAAACTCTTCTTACCAACGTCAGACTCAGGGATCACATCCCTTCCAGCCTGTCCGTTGAAGTGCTCCCTAAACTCAGGAGTAAGTTTCTTTGTCTTCGCATACTTGATGAGCCGGTTCCACTCCTTGAGTTTGATCCACCCCCTCCTAGAAAAGATGTGGAACATCTCATGGTTCATAACAGGACGCAGGATTTCCCTGGCCCTAGCAAGATCGGCTTCCGATTCTCCAAGCTCGGCAAGCTCGGCACTATTGGCAAGACGAATCAGCCTCTCAATAGCATCGAAGCTACCAAGGGATCCCTCCGAGACATCCCCTTCTACGGAGACGGCATAATCCTTGAGTCCGATATCGCGCAGAGCTTTGCCAAGGATCTCTGATAGCCTCTGAGCAAAGTCAGACTGCTCTGGAGTCACCTCTGGTACCGGAACATCTGGTATCCGAGACTTACCAGGATCCCACCCGGCTCCTACTTCTTCACGGAGATCTCGGATATCCTGAGCTTCCTCTGGCGTCTGACCCGCAGGAATACGCCCACGTATAGCTTCACCGCCTACGCGAGACGCCCTAAGCTCTTCTATTTTTGTCTCTGCTTCTTCTTTAGTCGCGTAGAAACCAGCAGGCTTTGGTTTACTCAGGCGACCTTCAACACCACGCCTTCTCTCAAGAATATCGAATCCAGTCTCTGCATCACCAACCGTGTAAGCGGGTGGCGTGGAATCAATATTTATATTGGCAGCAGCTACAGCTCTGCTACCAGCAAGTCTCTGCTGGGGAACATTCAGACCCTGCTGACGAGCACGCTCACTAGCCGCTGCCTTGATTGAATCCTTTAGAATCGTTTCTGCGTTGTTTGCCTCATCTCTTGTTTCAAATACCTGGGGATCTGCACCCTCGGATTGCAGGGTAAACACCCTCTCACTGTTGGCTCTCTTGGCTCCCTGCTTCCGTGCAAGATTCTCGCTAGAGAAACGCTTAACTACATTTCCATTGGCGTCCAAAAGCGGGAATCGCTTGGCCGCCTTGGAATAATAAACGAACTCACTAACATCCCCTGGGATCCGTTCAACGAACCTACCACCCTCATCTCGCTCCATCGGGATTGGAAGCTCGGTAATATCACCACGATCACTCATATGATCATGCATCTGGACACGAGCACGCTCGCTTCGGATTCCAGTAAGTTCCGTGAGGCGACCTAGCTCTGGGAATACACCAGAGGTCCTAAATTCATGTAGAACATCCTGATACTGCTGCTCTGTGTAATCCCTATCGTATGCACTCAGCTTTCCAAGATTGAAATTCTTGTCTCCCCAATCTACAACATCGTCTGACTCTCGCTCCAACAACTTTAGAGCATACATACGCCTTGTATATGCTTCAGACAACTCATCTACAAACTCGTCAGTAAGCTCAGGGTCCCTAATCTTTAGCTCTTCCTTGAGCCTATTTACTGTTAGCCCCTTGCCTTCCTTCCTGAGATTGTCAGCAACATCAATCGCTTCCGTATTGCTTACAATCTGAAGCCGAGTCGGAACATCCTGTACTGGCATCGCAGACAAGCGGTTGTAAACCTGCTCAATCTCTCCATCGCTAAGCTCATCTAGGTGAGCCTTTCCAGTAAGTCGGCGCGTAAACGCCATGAAAGCTAAGTCATTGTCGTATGGGATATTCCTTGATTCTGCTGCCGCATGTATATCTTTAACTGTTGGAACTGCATCAACAGCCAACCTAGCCCTGGCGTGAAGAGTTTCCTCTTCATCAATCTGGGCATCCAACTCAAGATCTTTGGCAGTCTTGTCTTCTCGTAGTTTTTGTAGTGCCTTTGCACCTTCAAATCTATCTTGATCGGTCTTCTGCCAACCTTCTTCTTCCGCAATAGCAACTCTTCGCTTGTACCCTTGATACGCAGCACCAGCACCACCAACAAGACCACCAGGGCCAATCGCCATCAGGAAGGCAGTGGCATACTCGTTGGCTGCCTCGGCATTAGCCGGGCTTACCTCAAGACCAGCGTGAAATCTCTCAAGAGCCTGCTGACCAATCTCAGCAGTACCCTCACCGATCATCGCCTCAATCGTTCTTCTTATCGGTGTCTGTCTCTCAAGTGTGGTAATGACATCATCTACAGATTGGGCAAATATATTTCTGATACCGCCATCAGCAATACGCCTCTTCACTATGCCTGGGAAGGCAATGTGGCCTGTAACCAAGTCAAGCGCAGCTTGGCCGCCAGCAGTAAGAGAAGACTTTGCAAGCGTATAGTCTTCTAGGTTTACCTTGCCTTCGTTGTAAGCCCTATCTAGGTTAAGGCTGGAATAATTTGCTACCTGGGTTCCAAGGAAAGCAGAATACTGGCCCAGGTTTCCACCGATAATTGCACCGGCTGGACCACCCAAAACTGCACCAATCGCTGTACCAACGGCCCTACCACCGATACCTGCACCAATCGCTGGACCCAGGAACCCAAAGGAGTGAGCAGTCTGCTCTCCTACAAGTTCAATAATCTTGGCTAGAGCTTCGGTTGCACCACCATCCCTATACGCCTTCTGGATATCTTCCAGTCCGAGTAGATCTGGTGCAATCTCCTCACCCTTCCGCCTTGCCTCTTTAGCAGTCTCAACAGCCTCATCGAAACGCTCTGGGTCTTCAGTGGCGAGTGAATACAGGAACGAAGCACCCCCTGGAATACCCTTCAACGACTGCCTTAGTCCACCATAAAACGCTTCAAACACATTGGCATTCTCATCCGACTTCGGAACCACGGGAGTATCGGGGGGAGCATATCGTTCCCAGATATGGGGCCACCTCTCCCTTGCCATATCCAGCGCCTTATCCTCTGGTATATCATTTGGCACTTCGACAGTCGTGTAGTCGGGGAGTTGTAGGGTGTAAGTTTCTACCGCACTCACTTCTTCGGCTGGAGCAGCCGGAGCAGCCGGGTCTTCGTACCCCTCCATATACTTGGGTAGTCGCTCGTTGTAAATCCTATTTACATAATCAACCGTTTCCTTTTGGCGCTCGGCGCGCTGACCTCTCCAAGGAATTCCGTAGTTAGGATGCTGCTCCCAAGTCAGTGGATCGGTTGCATCATACCGCTTATTGACAGTAGTCGGTCCTGCATTGTAATCAGCCATCGCCAAACGGATGGCTAGGCCAGGATCGTCAGGAGCATCCTTATACCGGCGCTCAAGGTTCTCCCTTAGAAGCGTCAGACCTGCCCTGATATTTTGCTCTGGGTCCCAAGGATCCCCTGCGCCATAATCCTTGGCCGTTTGCGGCATAAGCTGCATGAGACCCATCGCGCCAGCATGAGACCTCGCATTTGGATCCCCGGCAGATTCTTGATCCATGACGGAATACGCAAGTGGCCTGTAAACGCCAAGCTCGTCTGCGATTGGATCAATAAGGTGTTTCCATCGGTCAATAGGCATTGTTTTTAAGGATTTGGATTACCCATCAGGTCGCCACGACTACCGGCCTGATTACTTCGTGCAGCAACGGTAGAGTCGTCACCGCCCCTACGGTCAGGTGCATACAGTTCAAATTCGTCACGGAACAATTCATCAATCCAACTTCTCAGGTCCTTCCTAGCCCTAACAGTCGCATTGTTTGCTTCTACATTATATTGTTCCTGAGTAATCTGCGCCCCTTCAAGCTGAGACTTTAGTGTATCGAGCACCTTCTCGTGTTCCTGTTGATTAATCTTCTGGGCTTCACCAACTTTCCATTTGATATTGTCAAATGCTTGCTTAACCCAATCCCGTCCATAGCGAATCTCTGCTGACTGTATGGCAGCCTGATAATCCAGTGCTGCCCTACCAAGATATGCATCGGTAGTTTCACTATGCATCTTCTCGCGAGACTCAAGACCAGCAAGAGACATTCTGTTCCTGAGCCATTCGGATCGCCTGGAACGCTCATCTCTTCCAGCTTGACCAACAAGCGGCGCAACAGCCAGCCCAGCTTCACCAGCAGCCACCCCCACTCCACCAGGGGTAGTCAACATTTTACCAGCAGCAGTTAGAAGCATCTCAGCATTTCTTGCTTGCTTCTGCTTCTTGGTCTCACTTAGCTGTAGATCAATCTTCTCTCTAAGATCCAAGGAATCCTCAGATGGGGTCCACCCCTTGCCTGACATCAAGTCAGCAATCCTAAAGGGGGCATCTCTACCCTTTCCGGGAAGATCTTCCCCACCTGCATCCTTCCCATTGGGAGGAACAGGAGGGATGTTACGGATCGGCGTAGCGACCTCATCACCAGAAGAACCAGAAGAACCAGAAGCTATGCGACGACTAGAAGATGCCACGGAACCAGGGAAAGGATCACGCACCTGTATGCCGGGGGCTGGACCATATGCGGGACCACTGTATACGGGACGATTAAAGGGCCTAGGTCTGCTGTAAACATGTTCCCCTCTGGACGGAACCACCTTGAGATCAGACGCGGGAGCATCGTGAGGAAATGCATCCTCGTGTTTCGGATGCGCCATTCTATTTTGATACGCGATCATCTCACGCATCTGTTGTCTCGCCTCTGGGCTAGTGGAAAATTCGCCACTCACAGCCGATTTAAGAGCGTCGGCCATCATGGCCTCATTGCCACCAGTAATGGGATCAACCGGAAGTCCCAACCCCCTAGAAATACCACCAGTAAAGTGACCCCCGGGTATCGTACCCTCCTCACGCCCCCTCATGTACGCTGGGATCCCAGCAGCAGCAATAGAGCCAGCAGAAAGAACTGGATGCGCCCTAAAAGGAATCGAAGCCCGATACAGCCCCCTCCCGAGGCTCTTTCCTATGTTCTTTGCTTGACCAAAGGCACCTCCCCTGGGAGGTGCCGCATTCCGTTGCCGAACCAAATCTGCCGAACGACGGCTAACTATATCCCCCTCATGGGCAATCCTTGGACCATATGGGGGACGAGGAGGACCATGCTGGGGACGCCGATGACCAACAGTCTCTTCAAGCTCTCTAATTCTCTGCTGCGCCCTAATCCACTCCGGCAAATCCAGTGTGCCACCACCCTGGAACCCACGGATACCCTCTTCTTCCACAGCTTCACCCCAGCCAGGAGCCAAATCCTCACCGTAGGCAGCCTGCCCGGGTAGATTCATTCCCCACTCTCCGGTATCTATGACCCCCCCACGCTGTAGTCCGGGACGCTTGCGAATCAGACCACCTTGATCCCTTCTTGTCCTCCCAATCAGGCCACCTTGGGCCATTTCAGGCCACGCTTGAATTGCTCCACCTGACATCCCAGACAATACGCTATTTAGAAACTCATCACGGACAGCCTTCGTCTTCGCGTCACGCTCACCTTCGTAATCGTCCCGGTGTGTCATGCCAGGCACATATCTCCAGTCCCCAGCCAAGTGCTCTGCTGACTGAACCCCAGGAACTTCACGCCAATCCAACGGTCTCCTTTCCTTGTCGTTGCGCGGAGGACCTCCATGCCCTCTGATCCTTCCAACGATATCCAAGTTACGCTTGAATTCCATGTGTCCTTCATTCGGACGATTGTAAACTCCACCACCACCCGCATAGCCCCTAATCAGGCCACCCTCGGAGAAGTTGTACTGCCTTGGTCTACGACCCTGAGGCGGCCCCTGAGGCGGCCCCTGAGGCATACCAGGGGGCATACCGCCAGGAGGTGGTCCCATCATGCCAGGAGGCATTCCTCCAGGGGGTCCAGTCGGTGGCTTCAAACCCGGAGGCATTCCACCAGGGGGTGGTCCAACCATGCCGGGGGGAGGTCCACCCATACCGGGAGGCGGTGCCATTCCGGGGGGCGGTCCACCCATTCCAGGGGGGGGTGCCATTCCACCAGGGGGTCCAGTAGGAGCAGCGGGAGGCACGGGAATACCCTTTGACTCCATGATTGCTTCTTGGGCCATAGTGGTTTCGGGTGCATCGGCAACATCCTTTGCGTAGCGGTCACGCATATCCTTACGCCGCTTGACTTCCATCAGAACAAGAAATTGCGGCATATACAACTCAAGTGTTCCGGGATTCGAGCCAGGAACCATGCTCGGAGCTTGCAATTCCTCTATCAGCCTGGAATCGGACAAATCCCTAATCTCTTTCTCCTTCTGAAGCATATTCGGAATAACAGACATTTTAACTACCCCCCACCCCCAAGCCCAAGCTGCTGTAGACCGGCAGCACCAATTCCTAGACCCATCGCCTGTGAAGCGATACTAGGACCGGGGCTCCGTGTGTATCCCTGCATTCCGGTTGGAACACCCTGCATAATTCCAGCCAACCAGCCATACTGTGACTTGTTGTAATTCTGCTGACGCATGAAATCCTCGTAGTGAAGATCCTGCTTGGCCTGCTCCATCGCTCTCTGCTGCTGACCGCCCAATTCAAGTTCTTCGATACGCTGAATACCCCTAGCCTGACCCTGTGATGCCAACTGACTGGCCTGCGCGGATCTAGCCATACGGTACCGGGCCGCTTCCAGGGCAGAAGCATCTCCCATTCTCGCTGCCTGTATCGCCGCACCTCGATCTCTCTCAAATTGTTGCTGAGCATTTTCAAAAGCTCGCTGAGACCCACGTCCCTGAATATCAGCAAGGACTCGACCCTGCTGTGCACCACCAATCGCCTGCTGAACAGCCTCCCTATATCCACCCCTAGCACCGGAAGCAACGCGCTCAGCATCGGATCGATTCTGTTGGCGAGCATACTCATCCATAGCTGTACGCTTTTCAGCATCAACGACATTTTGCATATATGGAGACATATATTGGTCACTCGCAGATTGGTCAAACGTACCGAAGTCGAATTCTCTCCCTTCGTAGCCGGGAGCCATCAATTCGGATGCAGCATAATCAGTAAGGGGATCACCCCTTTCAAACATCTGTTGGCGGGCACCAAAGCCAGCCTGCTCTTCTGGGGTAAATCCAGCAATTCTCTCTGACCCGTAGCGCGGGTAAATGGATCCATAAGCCTCTTCGCCAGACTTCCTAACTAGCTGCTTATGTGCCGCCTCCATCCAGGGGGGAAGTTGAGTTCCCCAGCTTTCTGATTCTTGGCTTCCGCCACCCATCTCAAGTCTCCTTTGAAATTACGACGTAAGTCTCATCAAAATCAACCTCTACGCCACGTTCAACGAAAGCATCCTTTAGCTTTTCCAATATCAATGGCTTAACGAATGCAACCAAACGCTTGCATCCTGCTTCCCTAGCCTTGTCAACCATTAGGTGCTCTACTGTTAGAAATATTTGAATAAGGTTGGTTCCAGCCAACATCAACAACACCATCTCACTCTCACCATCTGGCTGGTAACTAAACCCAGTAATCCAAACCCCGATAGACTCACCATCGCGCCAAACCCACAACTGCTTTTTACCAGATTGGATCGACTCAACAACCTTATCTACGCCACCAGAATGTTCGTCTGTCTTTACAGCCTGTACAAAATATTCCACTTCATCTGGTGCCAGATTATAAGGCAGTTCCATCCGAAGCTGTTCTGACTCAACCGTCTCAAATTCATCAGATACAATATTAGCACTGGCAACCATTCGTATACCCCTAAGCCCTAGCTCGCCGCCGCATTATCTCCTCGATATCGACTCCAGCAACCTGCGTAGGCTGACCCGGAGCCCCTCTCGCCTCACCCATCTCATCGACCATAGCCATCCATCTGCGCGCCCCAGAATCAGAGCTTCCATTACCGGCAGCCGCTACTGCCCACGCAGGAATAACAACCTCTCCTTCTCCAACAGCAATCTCTTCTTGTCCGTCGATGTTGCCAGCGATTGAATCGCTCAGGCCATCGCTCTCCGTACCTCGACCGAAACCTCTTGTCTCTCCGAACTCTCCAGCTTCTTCACCACCAGCGGAAAGTTCGCGGCGCAATTTATCCAATGCCTCGCTTCCAAATACTTCAACAAACTCAGAGATGGCAACTTCTGGTTGAGGATGCTCACCCATCAAGGCATCGCGAGCCTCGGAAAACACCTTGAGTAGATAAGACTGTTCCGGTGTCAGGTTTGATTCCATCGTAGGATCAGCAGCACCTACAGGAGAAATCTCCTCTTGGAACGTCTCCGTAATACCGCCGCCGGGTATCCCAGCACCGGCAACGGCCCCAGGCATACCACCCTCCAGCAACGAAGCAATGCCGCCTCCTTGATATCTTCTCCTCACAAGTCCTCCCTCCCGTAAATTTCCATACTCGTCCCTTTCCCAGTCAGCGTGGAATTCATCTCCGTAGAGGCGTCTCCGCATCTCACGCTCAGTCTCTTCTAGTCCTTCAATTTGGTAAGAATCTGAAGGAGGCTTACTCCCTGCTGGTTGCCTAGTACCATACTCGTCTCCCGGATTCTCGTAGGCCATCCAATATCCTGGCAACGTCTTGCTACCCCTACCACGGGATCTCTTGTAAGTCCACGGCTCATTCCATTGCCATCTGGGCCTATACTGCGGACCCTCCATTGTCTGAATAGGACTCGTAGCACTCGGCGTACCATAACCACCCGTACTGCCGGATAGGCCGCTTACGCTTCCATAATCCCACATGCCAGACACCCCTGTTCCACCAGCACTGGGACTAAGAGATGAAGTAGGACTAGAAGATGAACCATAATCCCAAAGCCCAGTAACACCCTGTGCTGCCCCAGGCGTAGAGTAGGCAGGGGATACTGCCGGAGCATTTGCTATCCCACCTTGCTGATACCTTCTTCTAATCATTGAATCACCAAAGTCCTAAGCTCTTCCGTAGGGGAATACATAGCCACGCTCTGCGGTAGACCCCTCTGGAATATCTCCGATGGGATGTACCAAACGACCCCTACCTTCAGAGTCAAGATCTGAGGCAAACTCACCCGTGTACACAACGTCTTCACCAGAATCCCTGCCACCACCTCCATCACCACCGAATACTGTTTCAGCAAGGAAAGCAGTTGAAAGTGCCCAGGGGAGTGGGTTGTCCTTAATGCTCGTTCCAACCGCTCCTAGCGGTTTCATAATTCCTTCTTCAAACCAACTACCACCTGTTGATTCTGCTGCTAGTTCATCAGCACGCATCGATGCCACGGTATCATCAAGACCAGTGGTACCGGTACGTGAATCTACATAAGGATCAAAGTCGCCGCGAGCAAGACGTGAATACTCATTTATCTCGGACTGCTGTGCAGCGGTGCGAACATCACCACCTCCACCCTCTGCATCAAAAATTGTTCTCTCTACCATACTCGGATCCTCAGTGGACAAGGTGGCTTGTACCGTATCGGGACGAATCGGATACTGGGACTGAATCGCGGCGTTGTCCGCAGCGATCCGTCCTTCAGCGGACCCCGGCACCGGTCCCGGTTGTGAAATTCCACTACCACCACCTAGCAACTGGTTGGCTTGCTCGGCAGACAACTCACTCCCAATACCACCATCACCAGCAGCCGCTTGGGCAAACCCACTCTGGCCCACATCGCCAATTCCAGTAGACGCAGGGGGCATCTCCAAGTTCAAATTCGGAAACTGCGAGTTTAGGTTTTCCATAATTGCGCCTACCCTCTCACGGCTGGCAGCCTGTCCTGTCACAGTAGGCGTACCCGGCTGAACACTTGGGTTAACCAAAGCTCCTGGCGGATCTACGGAAGCCGCCACTTGGAATGGCTCCTGGACGCCATGCTGACTGAACCCGATATCCATCGCACTAGGATGTGGCTTCAAACCCGCGTTACCCAAACTTGCAACATCATATGGAGCCCCTACCACATTAGGATCAACAAATGGTGCATTTACGCTGGGCACAGCCGCTTGGCTCGCAATATTCGTAGCATTCGCAGCAGCCTGCTGCTGTGCCAATGCCGCAGCATTTGGCAACTGCGCCTGTGCAATGCCAGTAGACCCAATAGCACCTTCAAGACCTGTGACCGCTGGAGTAACCGCTGGGACATTGGCGGCAAGAGCCGTGGTGGGAGCAGCAAGAGCCGTGGTGGGAGCAGCAAGAGTTGGGGCAGCAGCAACAGCCCCAGTACCACCCAAACCACCACCGGCAACCGTTGCACCACCGCCTCCTGCTCCCAACGCCCCCAATCCTCCAAGGCTATATCCACCCAGGCCACCCATAGCCAATCCAGTCAGGATTCCTGCTCCAAGCCCCTGGCCTCTCTTCTTGGCTGTCACGCCACCGTAAATACCACCACCCACTGCACCAATCGCAGCCAGAGCCAAGGGAACAGTCCAGGCAAAGGCTTCAGGCAGCCCAGTATGTGGGTTAACAGTGACGGGTCCCAGGGATGCAAGACCCTCCAATTCGATTGGATTTACGTGCATCAGCGTGGTGTCGCCATAGCGACCCTTGCTTGCTAGTTCACTCGCAATCCCAGAATAATATTTTTCAGCCATGCTATCCCCTCGGTCCAATCCCTGTAATCATTTCAACTCCAAACGCTGTGGCATTGAGAGCGCCGCTGTCCTTAGTAAATGACAACTTGTCTCCCGGAGAAAGAGTCAGATTCAAAGTTATTATTTCTGTGCCCCCGGAAGCAACCGGATATGCATTGAAAAGTTCAGAGGTGGGATCGCCGTCGCCATCAACATACTGTACAACCGAAAAAGAAAATGACGCGCCCGCACCAGCAGTCTCGCAAACAATGACACTCGTAAGAAGTGTCTGTGTAAGCGAAGAAGCCGCCTTCGGGGATACCTCCGGGTCACCAACCGTCGTGGCACTAGCGAGAGGCACCTGATAAAGGTCTCCGGTGGCAGATAGTATTCCAAGAATTGCATATCGGTCACTCATAAATAGTCACGAGGGATCATAAGTGGTCACACCACCGGGCACCGCCAAAAGACTCTCTCTCTTCGATGCTGGAGAAGCCTCGCCATCACTAGCCGACAACGCCTCGTTCACAGCAGACGAGATCAACAGTAGATAGTTCTCAAGATCCCTTCTGAAGATATCCTCTTGAGAGCGATCATAGGATTCGGGGGCAGTAGGTAGCGGGTTGAATTTAACGCCCATCAGCGCCTACCGTCCGGTCGCATATCAAGCCGGGTATCACCCAGTCTCCATTGAAAATCCATCGCGCTACTCGCGACCCTCATGGATACAGACCGAGCCCTACCCCTGATAGACGTAGCATTGTTGACTGGGGTGAAGGTGGAACCTGAGTTGGGACTCACCACTGTGAAGTCAACGTCTGTTGAAGTCTCCTGTGATGCCGACTGCCCAGGGAAATCCCTGCCGTTCAAAGAAATCGTTACCTGTGCAGAACCACCTGACGCATTGAATACCTGCAAGTCAGGGATAATCCTTGAATAGAACGAGAACCTCTCGCCGTCAGAAATATCGACTTCGCCACTCTCAATGTATGCGTCCAGCGTAGTATCCTGCGCGCTAGTTCCCTTCTCATGGATCATCACCGCAGACTGCTTTACTATCGGAACAATGTAATCATCTCCACCTTCCAAGTTGGGAGCCGTAGTAGAGGGCGCATATTCTGTAATGTAACTAGACATTGGATTACCAAAGACAATGGCATCCCTCCACGATGTTCTGGAATACGGGTTGGTCGCAGCCACTGACTCGGTAAATTCGCCCATGTCAAACGAACCAATCGACCAGGAATTTTCTTCATAGTTGAATATCACAAAGCGATCAGGCTCAAAAGAATCAGCAGTAGGATAGAACCACATCACCTCCGAGAATGCGGAATTCGCTGCCCCGAAACACTTCGCCTTCTGTGATTCATTGAAATCGTCAAACACGTAGTTCGCCACCGGGCACGGCAACGGGGAAACCGAACCCGTATACACGTAGAACCCGTCCCGTCCCATGAAGAACACAGCGTTTGACGCATTCACAGCAGACAAAGAGCTGACAATCTCTACGCCTTGCGTAATTAGATTGAACGAGAACACGTCCGGTGGACCCACGAAACGCATCGAGTAAACAGCGGCGTCCGTGAATATTACCACCTCGTCCTTCGTGCTGATTCCACCCAATATCTGGGATCCTACACGAAGAACCTGACCCCCTGATGTGTTTGTAATAGACGGAAGCCAGTCGAAGGGATTATTCTGATCCGACCAACGCACGAGAAGGGAATTCATAGTCCCATCCTCTACGCCTACATCATTGCATCCAAAAGCAACACAATGACCATCCTTCTTTGATACCAAGAAGCTATGGATAACCACTGGCGTATTTGTGTTACCAGTGAATGACGTATCATTCAACTGTTTCGCTACGCCAGCTTCCGTTCCAAGCGGAACACCAGAGGAAGTATTCTGGCTTGTATCCCAATAGTAAATTGGACCTCCACTATTGGCAAAAAGCAAATCCTCTCCGTAGTTGTCAATGTAGACCCTGCGAACCGTACCAGTCTCAATGGTGGCCTCGGATGCATCACCCCAACCTCTGGTTGCACCATCCACGGAAGGATCTACCGGAGGTATCGCCCCCGTGTTGTAACCACGATAATAAGAACCGCCCGTCCCACCACCCGTTACGCTACCAGTAGCAGTTTGGTCAATCTGAACTTTTACCTCATCGTCGCTAACTAAACGACTAACATCTGTAACGGTCCACCAACGACCGTTAAGAACTTCTAGGTTTACACCCCCAACACTCGTACCCGTAAGTCCGAGCAAATAAAGCTGGTCATCTACCGCTATTGCCGCAGGCGACGAAGGCTCGTCACCAAAAATCTCAACAGTAATCTCACTACTTGTATCCAATGTAGTAATCGGCTGTGGCGAAGTAGACAACTCGTAGCTCGTAGGCGTCCCTGAGCCACCCCAAAGACCAGCACCCCATCCCTGACCTACCACCTGGGTACTAACTCCAGAAGTAACCTTGTAGTAGTACTCTACGTTTCCGCCAAGATCAGAATCAGTCCCATTTGGGATTATCGGAGATCCAGTCTCCCAGTCTACGAGATAAAACTTGTACTTTGCTGAAGAGACAATATCTGAGACTTGGAAACCGTGAGCTTGGGTTAAATTTGCAACAGTAACACCTACACCACTAAGACCCGTGTCGTCCGACACGCTATAAAACACAACCCAATCATTAACAGATAGACCATGATCAGAATGTTCATCAACAAGAATATTTGGATCACCATTTGTGAATGTAAACGGTCCAGTGAGAGTCGTACCTGATCCAGCAACGCTATCTAAACGCACCGGAGTAATGTCATACGCAAGCGTTCCAACGATGACGTAATATTTCCAGTCAGTACCAACAAACTGGTAGTTGTTACCCATGTAATCGCGAGAGCTAAAGGAAGCCCTGCCAAATCCCTGAAGATCATAGGTGGAATCCCTGGACCACCCACCTATGACCTCTGCATTACCTCTACGGAAGCGCACATTGTTCGCGTCATACCACGCGCCTGCCGCCGCATATTGGGTGGACTCTTTGTTGATTCCGGGAGGTAGTTCTATTTTCTTTAGCAAGCTACTTCCATGCCTTTATGACCAGTGACCATCTCGCAACCGTGGCATCATTGTTAGTGTATGCAGCATCGTTGCCTCCAGTCTTTGGTATTCCGTAGAACACTTCAGTGCTACTCCCAATACCATAAAACACATGCGTTGGGTTTGCCCCAACAGAAATTCCACGATCATCCCTTGGTGTTAAAGAATTCGTTACAATAATCTCATCGTTCTCAATAAAACCCGTCGGGGCAAGAGAACCAGATGCGCTATTCATTTTTAAGCTCGCTATTACGAGTCTCGGAGTACTACCTAGACCATGCTCTATGCTCGCAGCATCCGACCTCACGCAAACTATCTCTGAAGACTGGAAATATGTTCCGTCACCAGAAACCAACCCGGAAGTATAAACATCACCCCAGGCACCACCAACATTCTTTGCCTGTACATTCCCTCCCATGCTCCTGAGTCCATACCCAGTCGTACCCGCCGTATCTCCAAAGTTCAGATAGGAACCAAGAGTTACCGTTCCACCAGAAACATACGGATCCAGGGCAGATGTATCTCTTGTGACAATAAGCGTGGTACTATCACCACCAATTCTTGGAAACGGCCCACCGTTGAAGCTGGACGGTGTAACGCCGGAGATATATACCAAGTTACCAGACTCGGCCCACGTTGCAGTTGGGAAATCGTCAGCAGTAATCGTAGTAGTTAAGCCTCCACCAGTAGACTCGATGTTAGTAATGGCGGCAGCAGGCTCAGCAATCGAAACCCCAGGAGAACTTTGAGAGCTTGCGATAACTACTCCACCAGTTCCCGCTGGAGTCAGAGTCAATCCACCATTGGTCCCATCTCCAACAGTTACCTGCGCTCCGGTGCCACCAGCGTTTGTGCCAAGTTCCAAATCAAATGCACCGCTAGACACAAGACTCGCGACAGCACCACCAGAACCAACAACTACGCGACCAGTAGAGTCGGGAGCAATTTCAATATTCTTGAGAATACCCGGTATAGTGATAGAACCGCTGGATGACCCTTCATTCGTGTCTATGACTAGATCGTTTGTCCCACTGGTTGTAACATTTGCAGGCTCTACGCCGGTTGCAATACCACCGCCGGTATAGGTATCACCATCCCAAGCACTTCCGTCTGGATCTCCCGACACGAGCGTGAAGCTAGACGCACTCGCCGTATCGATCTGATGAGTTGCAGCGTTGAGAGCACCCGAAATGACATCAGTGTCGGATACAATGCCTGTAAACCTTACCCGCTCATTATCGCTAAATGTATTCTCAACAGTTACGGTAACTTGGAGAGTAGTCGATATACCATCAATAGTCTCTGAAACATCAGACGTTTCGCCTACGATAACCTTGCCAGACGTGTTCGGTGTTATGGAAATGTCACCCCCTGCCCCCTGACCAATAGAAATACTGCCAGTGGTGGCACTCCCTGATTTAAGCGCGAGATCGTTATCACCATAAACCTTGATTAAGCCATCATTGTCGCCATCCCCTACTACCACGGTGGCTGTTCTCAAATTCAAGACAGGACCACTTCCGGGAGGCCCACCAACGGCTGTCCTAGTATCTACTCCTAGATAGGTGCCTTCACTATTCTTTATTTCCAGTGCCGTTTCGGATTCGGATTTCACCACAAGATCCATGTCACCTATGGCGGTAACAGTGGGCGCACCAGGGAACGTAAGATCATCAATCTGTAGACTGGACAAGGCATTGTAAACTCCCTGTGTAACCAGGTAACTCCCATCCGAAGCAGAGCCATGATTGATCACCAAGGCAAAACCACCATTCAACAAAGTTACATCGGCACCAGATCCTCCATCTAGGACAAGTTTTCCAATGTCCACTGCTGGGCCTGTTACAGTACCGACCCCCCCTGAATAAGCAGTGTAGGCATCGGTTGTACCATTGATGCCGTCAAGCTCGAAATCTGCATCAGTCCTACCGGCAACCGTATAAGAATTTCCATTGAGTTCTACCATTCCAAAAACGCCGGTAATCGTTACTACCTCACCATTAGCCAAAGCATTATCACCGACGTTGGCAGCGGTAATTTTAATCGGATTAGTCTTCTCTGCGTTAGTTATAGTCGCAGTCTTAACAACGCCAGGAGTAAGGCCATTCTTGATGATGTAGAGTCGATCTGGATACTCGCCGGAATTCCCACCCCTGATCTCCACTGTAACCTTGTCAGTTGGTGATCCGTCACACGTAAATTCAACAAACCGAGCACGACCTTCACTGCCTACATCAAACGCACTTGCAGTATCCTTGGTAATCCATTCCATCGTCCAGCTATTGCCAACAGTAGCCGGATCCGAGCTGCCGCCGGGAGTGATAACGGAAAGCGACACCGAATCTCCAAGGGCCTGCTCGATCCGCTCCAGATTCTCATTGGTAGACATGCCCCATGTTCCAGCCTCTAGGCCAGTTCCAATGAGCTTGATCTGGTAATTTGAAGTAAACGTAGTTTCTGCCATCGTTAACCTGCTGCCGTTCTCTTCTGACCTTCTCGATACAAGTCAGAAGGCTGTCTGGCTTCTCCCATGTTCTTGAGCAACCCTAGTCCTTCCAAGAATTGCTTATCATAGAGCTGGATAATGTCCTGCTCGCCCTTCATGTAGGTATACGCTTGTACGAGAGACCCATACAGAAGAACGTCAGGTGCCGTCACAGACAGCCACGTTTCCGCAGTGCTATCCCCGCCAGTGATCGACTGCGCCGCCGTCTTCCCATAGTAGTCAACAGTCATTGCGTATATTGCATCAGGTATCGGCCCCAACCGAATCGTTAGAGTTGGGTTCGCTTCGGAAGCGGCAGCCGAAGACACCGCATAATATTTAGGTATACCAGTGCTGGCAGCACCAGTAGTACCCGGATACGCCTCCAACAAGAAGTCGTAGTCCTTTCGGTACAAATAAAACACAGGGCCATTGATCACGTTTCCAGTGGAATCCTCAGTCTGGTTTACGCGAACTGAAGTAACATCAATGACACCAGCCTGTAGGGTGTACTCAAATTTATCTTCAACGGTTGCCTTGTCTTCGCTACCCCAGAATGCTGGCATCTGGATAGACATGAAAACTTTGTCTTCAGCGGCAATGATGAAGTCATTGATGTGATCGACAAATGTTAACTCTGAATTCTGGCAATAGTCTTGTATTGCCGTGCTCAACTCAAGGTAATTCACCTTCTGGGCCTCGATGCACAACCTTTGCGGTAGCTAGTGCCACGCTCTGCGGCCCCAGCACCACGAACAGTGCCTGTGGTAGATCCGTTGCCAGTAAGAAGCCCACCCCTGGCAGCGTAAACCTTGGGCTTTTTCTCAACCACTAGATTGGGATCAGATGCGGCATGTTTCTTTGCCGCTTCCGATCCTGCTTTATTGTACTTATGTTGAGAAACAACTCTTCCAGAGTCACTCTCCACTACCTTAGGCATCGTCGCCGTACCTATGGAAATTCAAGCCCTTGGTGGCAGCACCCGTTCCCTTGGTCTTGAAGGGAGTTCGCCGGTCACCGAAGTTCCTGACGAGCCCACCCTCGTGAGGGCTCTTGTCCCCCACTACAGGCTTGCCAGTCTTCACGGACTTCTCTTTCCCCTTCTTCCTATCTTCTTTTCCGTATCCAAAATGTGTTCCATCTACTTTAGGCATCTTGCCCTCCTACGGGTTCGTACGCAAAACCCTTTCAAAACTAACGTAATCAATTTCGTACACTCCTGAAGTCGTCAACTGTGTTCCAACTCCAAAGAAAACCCAATACATACTCTCAATCGTTCCAGACCAATCAGAATTTTCCCTGAGATCCCATGTCAAAACATGATACGGATCTCCCATCGCAAACCAATCTGGATTGGACTTGGAGAATGATGAGTATGCATACGGCAAACCAGCTACTTCATTCCTCCAATACATGGCCCCATAATAGGAAGAGGATTGATTGGGAACTGGAGGCTCATTCACCTTTACCCTGATCTCAACTCCATCATACAGTGACGTATCTAAACCGATCTCCATTGGGCTTACGATACCGTTAAATGCAAATCCATCTGGAGAAGAGAGACTATAGGGGCTCGATATCAAAGTATTGGAAGAAGAATCCCAAGAGACGTTTCCCTTTGCCAGCGTAATACCCGGATCTATATCCGGGGTAAGCGAGAAACCGTCTGGGTAACCCACCTCATCGCTAGAATCGAAATCGTAACGAAGTGCATCACCGTACCGGCTCTGTTCCAAGCCCTGCGGAGGGCGAGGATTCCTGATCGCCTGGGGGTCATTGATGGGCCATCTGCCCAACTGAAGCTGGGGCTGATCTGGGTCCCAACATTCTGGACACACCAGGGTGCCTGTTACATTCAAATCAACCACTTCGGATTGAAGCTCATGCAACTTGTACTGAAACCCACAGCGGTCACAAATCCCTATTGCATGTTTGCCAGAGGCAAAGGGCTGACTCAACTCAGTACACCGGGATGTAGGGGACGAACCGGACGGACGCCTTCATCCTGTCCTCCTCAGCCGCCTCAGTGAAGATCTCTTCGTACTGCTGCTTCAACATCTGGAGCCTTGACTCAGCTTCAGGTCTCTTGCAGGCAATGTGATAGGCCAGCCCACTTACTAGAGCAGGCAGGAACCTGGCCGGAACTTGCATAGTATTGCCAGCATTGTCTCCTGTATCAGCGATCCTCTTCATTCTCCAGTATTTGACTTTATACTTCGTCGAGTTGTCCGGTACGGGCCAGAATGTCACAGTGTCATATTGATCAGCGCCTTCCGATCCTGCGCCAAGAATCTCAATACGCTGTAGATAAAACTGCAACGGCCTCGCAGATGAGAGCTTGTTGGGAATCGTCGCAAATGTTGGCTCGGAGATCCTGTTTAGCTGGAAATCCGTCTGAGTGTTTGCATTCCCATCATTGGTCCTAAGAACCATGTCCAACAATGAAATGGTTCCAACGTCTAGCCTGTACGAGGCGGTATCCTTGATCAAATAATTATTTTCAAGTGGAGTACCGTCAGAAGCAGCATCGATGAACTTCTCTTCGATGGTCCAGAGGTTGATACCCCTATTCTGCCATTCCAGGGTAAGGAAGTTCAGGCTTCTACGAGCAGTGCGGAGATCATGCCCGGAGCGAAGCTCAAGACCTGCGCGCTCAAACGCCTCCTCGACAATATCCCCTATGTCTGGGTTAAACGCATAGGTTCCACTAATTGCCATTCCTAATGGCCTCCAAAATCTCCCTGCTCGATTCGTTCTGCTCTGTTCTCAACTCACGTATCTCAGTCTTGAGATCACCCAGCAATACCTTGTTGTACTCCACATCAGTAGCAACACGCTCCAGCTTGACCTCAATCTGATTCACCTCTTTCTCGGAAGCTGCCTCTGGGTGTTTTGGCTCACCACTGTGAGACACAGACAGGAAAAATATGGCACCAATCGCTGACGCGATAATGGTTGTGGTACTCCAAAATGTGGTCGGTGTAATTTGGTCCATGTCACATGTAGAAAAGAACTATGTTGTCAACAGCCCTTGTATTCGTCGTTGCAGATTCCCATTCAAAGTAAATGCCATCCTCAAAAAGAATCCCAGCACTGCCCATATTCACTTGATAAGTCGTGTGATTTGCTACGGGGCCAACGGATGCACCCGGAATTCCGAATGGTCTGAACTTGTAACGAACATCACCACCATCAGCTTCGCTCTCACCATTCGTAAACCACAATGATTGTATGGTGCTATATCCAAGTGGTGCCGTGAAACTTCTGGTATGAATTGCCAGGGAAAGTAGGGAAACCCTTCCTGGAACCACAATCTCATCCTCGTCATCGAGTGGGTTGAAACTCTTTACAAGCGAATATCCAAGACCAATCACGAGTAAACCACCTGTAACAATGTGTTCATATCATCGTCTCTAGTGGTGACAGCCTCCAACTCAATGAACAATCCATCTTCGAAAAGAATTCCTTCACCGGGAACTTCCACCATACATAGAATGGCATTCATATTCGCTGTCCAGCTTAGCTGTGGAGCAAGATCAGAAAACAAGATGGCAGAGGAATTGCTAGTAGTCCTAAAATTTGCCTGAGTCGTAAACAGTTTATTTGGATTCAAGGCTGCATCTCCAAAGCTGTACATTCCGTAGCATCTAAGGCAAACACGATTTCCAGCAGAAACAATCTCTCGATCTACAGAAGCAGTATCTACGCCCGAATACCAAAGAACTCCGGTCTGGGACTTAACGAGCAAAGTCATGTGAAGTAAACCGTCACGGCGCAATTTTCAAGAATGTCATCCAAGTCGCTTGTCACATACAACTGTGAATCCAGAATCTCCAAATACGAATCCTCTGGAAAGAAATAGTTCTGTGTACCAAAATAATATGGGGCCGGAAACGAGATTAGAATCTCTTCTTCTGTGGGTATGCCCGTTCCGTTACCGTCTGTAACAAAATCAAACCGATGACCGTCCGCAGGTAGAAAAAACTGACTAGCCATGTTGGAAAACTGCACACCGCGCAACCAACAGGTTGGAGTAGGTAAGCCTTCAAGTTGAATCCTATCGTTGGCGTCCCTGTCGGTAGTGAACTTGTAGAATTTGTAATGAACATCAGAAATTCGATGCTGCATCATCCACCACCGATGTATGTGACAGTGACAGACTTAATCCCTGGAGCGGCTCCCTTTGCGTTGAGACCGTTATTGAAAAGGATTCCGTTCCTTACAAAGCTGAACGGACCATTTCCCCTTACCCCAAGTCCTGTTAGGGTAAAAATCACATCCGATTCAAAGATTACATCACCAGAAGAATCACCGTCTCTCAATGTAAATGTCCACGGAGTCGCATATGCCGCCTTTGGATGAAACCAAACAGACATTAGCCTCCCACGCGTACCTTCGGGAACAACCTGCACGCTACTTGTTCCGGTACTAGGCTCTACATAGGAAGCGGTCGAATAAGACAACCCCATAGCTATGCGGCTTCACCACCCTGAAATATCGCTGTCACTGAAACAATTCCAGCAGTCGAGTAATCCTTGCTAAGGAAAATTCCAGCATCGAACAGTATTCCGTTGCCAGGGATCGGTATCATCTGTGTTCCGCCGTACACGGACCATACGGTGTATTCAAGCTCAAGGCCGATTGTACCAGTGTCATCTGTACCGTTGTACAGCTTCACATTGGTTCCACCGGCAGCCAAAGCGGTGCTGCACACAATGACGCCCTTCAGCCGCGTCCTACCATTCACCATCTGCACATCGTCTACAGCGGCAGTCCCCTTCTTCACTGACTGTATATGTGTGGGAAGCATGTCAGATGTAGAAGAAGACGATGTTTGCTACGGCTTCAATCGTTCCGGGTCCATTTCCATACTCGCACCAGATCGAGTCATCAAACAAGATTCCATCTCCACCAAAGTTCACCTGGGTGGATGGTCGGTTGAGATCGTCGTTTGACGTACCAATGTAACCACCCTTGGCAGCAGCAAAAAAAGCAGCCTCGTACTTAACGTCCCCGTTCTCCCCATCCCTCAGAACAATCGACAGAACATCAAAAGAACGCTTGTCATCACCAGCATCGGCGCTGCCCACAATGATACCCAGCAGGGATGCTCTTTTGCCTACTGCCGAAACACCAGAACTAACCTGGGCTTCAGTGACAGATGCGACCTTACAAAGCATTCCTATGCTCATGTGTACACCGTATGAATTAGGAAGCCATCCACCACTCCACCACCAGTGGCAGTAATCACAACGTCAATATAAATCCCACTATCAAACTGCAAACCCAGGCCAGGAACATTCATGTACTGAACAGGACTACCGCTATGCGTGGTGGTGGTCACCCCTCTATCTAACGGGGCTTCATACGAAAAGATAGTTGTTCCACCAGATCCACCACTTTTGAAATTTAACAACAAACTAGCTTCCGTATCATATGGGTCACCAGTTCTCGTAGCAGCCCAACCCTTTAGGCACGCGATTTCTCCAGTTGGAGAAATTTGCTTACCCGAGCTAGAAGTAGCCTCGAAAATGTCCACATTCGCGGGCATCAGATCACTCATGTCCAAAACACCGTAATGCCAGATTTGGGACCATCAACCGAACCCGGTGCATCCGTCCACTCCACATAAAGTCCATTTGAAATTGGTATGTACGCATTATCAAACATTATTGTGGATGGAATACCACCAGTCGGAGCACTGGGAGTCCTCCAAATCAGAACACCAGATGGTCCATCATATAAATCCAGATACTCTATCGTGTCACTTGATCCAGTTGCAATTCCATTGAATATCTGAAAACCACGAAGCCAAAAATTAGAAGGCAGCAGGGTGGACACAAGAATTGCAGTGTCTGCGTCATCGTCACCCAAGATCTTGGTAACCATCTTGGTGTAAGAATTCTTCCTACGCTTTGTGGAACTCCTGACACTCATCAGGGAATCTGCGCCGGAATACCCTGGAACGTAATGCCAACAGATTGCATCCCAAGGCTCCTTTGGGCTGGCTCTACGCTCAGAGCCTGCGCCCAGATTCCATTTGAAAACACTATCCCGTTACCGGGAATCATAGTCTGAGGAAACCTGCCAAACGCCATCGCGTACTCACTGGTAGATTTATTTGCCCAACCAATCTTATACAAGACATCCCCTGCCTCGCCGTTGGTAAATTGGACCATTCCACCCTCCCTGAAAGCACTGGTAGACCGCAACGGCAACCACACTATGGAAAACAAACGAACTCGATTACCCTCGGGAACAAGCTCTATGTTGTTCAACCCATTTGTAGCGCCGTTATTTATACTGGCCCCAGTCTCTGCATAAGCACACGAGACTCCAGTGGGCTTCATGTGGGAGCAGTTCCGGGTGGACCCTGATAGATACAATTTATATTTATACACGAATTGCTAACAGAACCTACGGATTTTATCACGACAGAAGTGTTAAACCTGATTCCAAGACCTGGAAAATTGACGATGTTCCCAGCGTTGAAAAATCCAGGATCTTCTCCTTGGAACAATTTCCCAAGCAAAATAGTTCCATCATACAACTCTAGCGTGTCACTATCCTCGTCCTGATCACTGGCAGTCGCCCTGGACTGATACCTAATTTGTTTCAAGACACACGGGGTTGCCACCAATGTGTAATTGGTGTCCCTGTCAGTCGTATACAAGTATTTAGATACTACGCTTGTTGAGTCCATCTAAAAATTCGGAACAGAGTAGTTGCCGTTTGACAAACCCATCCCCATAACAAAATTAACTACTGTCTGACGAGACTGGTTGGTGAGAGTAGAATGGTCCCGCCTAATCGCAAGCGTAGGCCGCATAGCATCACCACTTTGACTCAGAGCATCTGGAACAGTTGCCCCAGACACAGTTGCACACAACCTAGGCTCGACTAAACCATCAATCGGAGCATATGCGTAAAGAGTGTTATTGTAATCATTTAACCACGTGAAAGAAACGTTGTTGTTACTCTCCATGACAAATCCAGTATCTATGTAAGTCTGAGATGTAAGAGTTGGAGTCGTGTTGCCCTCTCCGCAGCAAAAATACACCTTGGGTGGCGCTTCTTCATCTTCGTTAGCAGGTTTATGAAATCCTATATAATCCCGTATGGGGATCATCGCCGTAGCCGAACCAGCAAAAGTCCCGGTAATACCCGTTACGGCTCTATTGCCTGGATACGTGTTCAACTCAAAAGTAAACGTACTAGAAGTGGTGGCACTTCTGGCAAAGAACAGATTTTCGTTGATATCTCCCGTATTACCATCTTGATCTGTGTAGGTAAGGGCACCAGTAATACCAGAGATATAAACAACATCCACGCCTGAAGTACCCGTCGAGCTGCGGAGCTTCATATCCCCATCTAGCGTTACAAGTCCCTCGTGACCCGCTGGACCAGAATCATCAATATTTGCAATACCTTGATCAACACCACCCGTAAATAAACTCACACTATCATTATCCTGAGACGCTGTGGTTGCTACACCAAAAAATGTTTCCGACTCATTGATCCGTTCGTTTGCATGACCCCAGTGACCCTGGAATGACATAAAATTCCTGCGACGGTCACCAGGATTTCCCCCCAACTCAAAGAAATGATCATGCTGTGCCTGCGTACCAGCACCGTTCGTGCTTCCGGCATACATGCTTATCCTTGGAAGAATGCTGGATGAGTAATCCCAAAATCCTTCAACTACCCCGCTAACCCCAGTGTCCTGCCGAAGCCACTGACTCGCTGGCTCACCCTTCACGAATGCAGCCGGGGTCAACGAGTCTCCATCTACATTCACAATTTCAACCCAACCATTCTTGGGAGACTCAGGAGTATCGGATGGAAGCGCAGTCGCCGGTAGTGCAAACTCGCCAAGCTGTTGGAACGGATTGAACAAGAAATAATTGGCAAGCAATTCCACCCCAATGGGGAGACCGCCAAACTGTGTTGTATTCGCACCGCCCGGCTCGTTGAATAGAACCGGGTACTTCAAGTAAGTCACAAAACCCCCAAATGGTAAGGGGGCACCCGAAGGTGCCCCCAGTGGATCAGTTGACGTTGTTGACCCTTTGGAGCCAACTCATATATAGAGTTGCCTCGCCATCGGCAGTAAGAATATCATCAGTCTGGAATGAAAGCGTGACAATCTTATCCAACTCAACAGTATCATCGTCGCTTACATTCAGACAGTTCTTTCCCTGGGCCTCACTCTGGTCAATGCCAATGGGCGGAGTGTAGGTTCCAACAGGTTGTATGTCATTGTCTACCAAATCTCCCGCAAACAGATCTAGCGTATTGCTAATTGTTCCACCCACATTGATAAAAGAACCAATCGCAACATCAAGACCAGCGGTAGCAAATGCCTGCAACGTGTCGATACGGAAAGAGTGAATCCTTGAATATGAAGGAATCACTATGTTGTTCGCAAGATTTGCCGGTGCACTTGAAACAGTCTGACCAAGCGGATAATGATTCCACTTTGACCTAGCCTGGATCGTAACAGTCCCAGTCAATATCACCCCAGCCGACAAAGCACCTATGCTGGCAGAATCGGAAACCATCGAAGTGATAGTTTTGAACGGTACAGTTCCAACTACAGTAGTCGTATTGGGACCAGTAATGTCTTCTGTCTCAACATTGCCAGCAACGTCTGTGCCAGTGACAGTTATCGTATTGGGAGAATCATTGTCTGTGCTTGTGATGGTAACCACGCAAGCAGCATCGTAACCCCCACCCGTGGTAAGCCCAGGAACATTCTGGGTTGCATCAACCAGAGTCATAGTTGTGGTACCGATTGCATTGGACGCTGCTGTAGCTATTTTATCCGCATCGTCTGCAACCGTAATGTCGGCTGCATCAAACGGAAATGATGCCCCTACAAGAACAAACCCGACATTGCGAATCTTCTCTGTCGGAAGAGTTCCAACAGTACCCTGCTCCTTGCCTACCGTGATCGGACCAGAAAAATGGGTCTTGCCCATGATCGTTTACCTCGATGCACGCATCTACGCCGTCAGTCCGCGTGCTGTCTTGTTAAGTCTGACGGTTTTGGTTGTAATTGGATGAGGGCGGGGTTTCCCCCGCCCTCAGAACAACACCTAGCTGATGTTGTTACTACCGAAAATGCCGAGATAATCGCTAACGCCGAAGCTATAGCGTTCCCGGGCCTTGTAACGAACATTCCCAGTATCGAAGTCACCGTCCATACCCGTCTGGAGCGGGGTACGGGAGAAGTGCTTCATACCATTGGGCACGTCCGTCATCAGGAACCAGAACTTCTTGCTCGCCGTAGTGAGGAAGTGATTGACACTGTACCCATCGGGGATAGTGCCATTCGTCCTCAGTGCGTTGATGTCGTTGTCAGCCGTTCCGGGACGGAGTTCCGTATCCAGAATGCGTGTGGCAACGAACTGGTTGTAAGGAGCAATGATCAGCTTCCTAGGTCGTGCAGCAATCAGAAGCCCACGATCATCAGTGAACGCCGCAATGTCAATCACAGCCTGCTCAAGAGATGTCTCGTTGAGATCAGATGCAGTGACCAAAGCATTGGGGATTGGCGTTCCATTGATGTCCGTATGCAACGTAGGCGTACAAAGCACCTGATTGTCACCAGCCGTGAAGTTGGCCGCGTCGTAGGCATTGTTCAACGGGAACGCTGCCTTTACCTGCTTTGTATGCGCCATTGCCCTCGCGAGCGCCTTGGTGTATCGCGCAGAAACCGAGTCGTAGAGGTTATCTTCGACTGCTTCCTCCGTGATCGCAAAACCCATCGCGATTGTTTCGTGCGTGTACCGAGCCGTGAAATGCTCCTGGGCGGTATCATAAGTGATAGCCGACCCTTCAGCCTTCACAGGCGCAGCACCGAAACCGGACAGCTTGACTTCCTCTTCAAAGGCCCTCTCTGAAGATTCCGTCTCGTAAACTGCTGCACTCTCGTCTTCGTAAGTCTGATACTCCAACCCAAACAAGGCATTCAAGCCAGGAAGGAGTTCTTTCATCATTTGTGCTCGTGAAATAGCCATGATTATTTACCTCCTTTCCTAGATGCTTGTCGCATCGTTATAGACCAGAACATCCGGCGTCATCCACTTCACAATCACATTGGGGGTACTGGAAGTCTCATTGGTTCCATCCTTGGTAATCCCAATGATGCGGAGAGCCGCATCATTGGCACCCCCGGTAATAACAAGGCTATTACCAGAGTTTCCAGTAATATCGCTACCGCCCGCAATGGTGACGACTGCACCAAGACCGCGCTGAGTAACGTCCCATGCTGTGTCGGACTGGATAAGAAAGCTCATGTTAGGGTCAGTACAGACCATCGCATAAGCCTCAGTATTGCTGGCATTTCCAACATACTTTTGGTTCCATGTGGGAACTCCGTCAGGTGTAACATACCTACACCCAACAAAAACTCCCAGAACTGGGTTGCTATTAGAAGGAGTGGTTCCCTCTCGCACAGCTTCTCCTGTGGCAGCGAGGGCAACAAGATCACCATGCCAGACATTGGCAGTCTGGGCAGAAATATCGATGGGAAATTCTTCAAACCCACCAGTATTGTATCCTGCTCCAGCAACCTGAATCGGTCGCATTCCGTAAGCCATTTGGCTATCCTCAAATTCTAGCGATAGCCTTCAGTAGAACCTCTACTGTCAGTCATCGCCAAACGTGATTCGCGTAGTCCGCTCAGGCTTGAGCATTGGCATACGCGAGTCTTGCTCTCTGAAGTAGTTGTTATCCACCGCTTCCATTTGCCCCATCACTTCCTTATGTGCGTGCTCTCTGACCTGATCACCAATTTCCTTGGCTCTGGTGCAGAGAAGCAAACCGCCCACAAGGACGTTATCCGGGTACTGACTATCTCGATCTGACACAATCATCAGCTCGGGGTAGTCACTAGCGAGTACCGGCTCCCAACCTTCTCGAAGTGCTTGCGAGACGTTGATGTTGTCGGCAGTACCACGGAATGATGCCCTCACATACCGAAACTCCATCCCCTCTCGGGGATTCGGACTCGGTGTTAGGGGGGCAGGTTTCCACGGTGTTTCACGTTTTTCCTGTTCACGGGTTTCTGTCTCGCGGCTGCGAGACTCCACCTTCGATTCAGAAGTGCCTTGCACTCCTTCGTTGCGCGAACCAACCATTACATATTCTCCTTCAGGAGTTGTTTGGCGTACTGCTTTGCAGTTATACCCAGTCGCTCCGCGAGACGAACCTGGGATTCGCTTAGTCGCACTTGGCGAGGCTTGCCCGATGACCGTGTGGCCGGGGCAACTACCGTCGATGCCTGGGAACTCGCGACAGGCTGCGAAGCACCGTTTGCGTTCCCAAACTTTTCAGGGAAGACCGTATGCACCCTATCCGTTAGGCGTGCATAGTAGTCATCCGAATTTGGATCAACTCCATCCTCTCTTAGGAGCTTCTCGTGAACTCCGTAAGCGAATGAAGTCATCTCGCTGTCTTTTCCGAACCACTCGTTCTGCTGAAGCCAACTACTCAGCTTCGGATCGGGTGGCTTGGGGGGAGGCTGCGCGGGCTGAGTTACCTGCGGTGGCAACGCGCTCTGATAATTTGCAGCCATCGTCTTTTCGTATTGAGACTGGTTCAATGCTTCTTGCGCTGCAAGCAG